CGTTAGAACAATCAATACTTCTTGTTCCTGCCGTAAATGTATATCCTTTTATTAATGTTCTCATCTGTTAATTCTGTTATAGTCCTGCGTATATAAGTGGCAGTAGTTTGTTTATCTCTTCATTTGTCTTACTGCTGCTCCAAACATCTGTTGTGCTTATTGTGTTATCGTTTATCATTGCCCTAGCGTCCTCGCCTTTATCTCCTTTATCGCCTTTATCGCCTTTATCGCCTTTATCACCCGTATCACCTTTATCTCCGGAAGCACCTTTGCCAAAACCAGACATGTTAACTGTTGTAGTAAAAGCCTTATCATCGTCTAATAAAGACAAAAGCAACTGACTATTTTGCAAAACGATATTAGCCGAAAAAACATCACTATCATGTATTAATGACATTATGACGTTTTCAGGAATAATATGTATGTTAGTAATCAGCATATTATAATTTTCTATGTATCAAGTTATCATTAACCTTGAAATATGACAAATGGCGTGTGCTGCCGATTTTTAAGCCCTCGTTGACCATTATAGCTATCTCGATATAATTATCTCCTACTAATTTAGCCGACTGCAAGTTGTTTATAACAAACGAATAATATTCATTATTAATCTCAATTGCACCATCTGCTGGCAAGCCTTCTTTGTTTGTAAAAAATAGTTGCACGTTATTCTTCTCATTCCTTATTAAGGCACTTATCTCAACACCTTCTAAATCGGTTATTGGAGTAACAACACTATCAACAACGTCAGATAGTGTACCAATTATAGCTATATTCGTGCCTGCTTGATATTCGGTCGCCATATTAAATCTCTCCTATAATTTTTATTCGTCTATTCCTATCTGTTTGATTCAAACAACAAGGCAAGACTTTGATATGTTTAAGGTAATCCAAACACTCATCAAGGTAGCGTAAACCAATCGCTAAAGCATCATTGCTTATACGTAATAATGTCTTCTCGTTTGAATGCTCGCTATACTCGCTATTTTTAAACATTGTGCCAAAAGCCGTAACGTTAAAATCTTGATTCAGAATCATTTTTGAATACGCTATATACGCAATCGACTTGCGTAAGCCTTCAAAATAATGCTTGTCATTATCGTAAAAGCCACCTTCAAGCAAAGTTGCATAAGTCTCCTGGTCGTCTGAAATATTTTTAAAAAGAGATGCACCCAAAGCCGGTATAACATACAAGTTCTCTGCTTCTTTTAAATAAACAGTAATCCGACTGTTAGGAATATTGTCAGCTATTGGTCTTATATTTTTTATGTCGTTAATTGATGCTATCATTTGTTAATGGAATTAATCTATTTATTTCATCTTCGCTTATATCCCAAAGACCTGATACGATTGACCTTTTTTGTGTGTACGTCATGTTAGAGTTAATTATATCAAGAAGCTTCGTCAACCCTGCTTCGCCCAACCTCTCCGCTAAAGACAAGTTTGATTTAAACGAAAGCGGCTGTATTTCAGTTTTTATATCTGTATTCTCTTTACAATTTGTTAACAATTCAGAGAACACACGTTCAAGAACTAACCTCTCATTGCTTGTCGTGCTATTATAATAGTCGTATGCCTGCTCCATAAGCTCTGAGCCAAAACCAGCTCCTACATTCTCGCATCTAAGGATAGGCGGTTGTGTAAATGCCCTGCCGATTGCGTCTTTGACTGCTTCCCTCGATACAGTGAACTCCTTGTCATAAGAATTTCCCGATATTTTTAAAAATTCCGGGACCTCCTCCTTACTGTTTACACTCATGTAGCCCACTTTGTTCGCATTTCGGCTTCCTTGCATCTGTTTGATAACCTTCTCAGCGTCTGTCTCACCCTCGTCATTGTCTGTCTCTTTATTTAAAATATCAATAAAAAAACCAGATGGCAAAAAACCTCTAGTTGCGTTTCTGTTCGTTATATCAGAAATAGCCTCTTCGGTGTTCATGTCTGTCAAAACTTCATCGAAAATAGGGATAGGATAGACGCCAACCCCTTCGTTTGAATAGTAGAAAATTTGCCCTTTATAACTATCCCAACCTCCAGCTGCTGTTACTTGTTGTTCAATAACCTCCGGGTTTGGATTGTAAAGGTCTATAAAGTCAATGTCCTCACGCCGCCAACGTCGTGATAATAGATTTCGTCGGCCCCAATCCGGGTGTAATGCTATTTTAGTAAAATTGCCTTCTTCATCAAGTGCCTGAAATCGGGCATTTTCAAGGGGCACATGTGATATTGTTGTCTTTTTGTAATTAGCGTTATAGTTAACATGTAGGCAAAAGCCTCCAAATAACGCAAAATCACGAGATACATCGTGTAAAAGGTCGTCGAGTGTCTGTGAATTATTAACAAATAGTTGATAGGCTTTTTCGTCTACAAACCCATTCCCGTTTATAAATTTAGAGTAGTTAATAAAACAAGCTTTGCCTGTTACTGAAGAAAAAACGACGTCGATGACTTTTTGCGGATAGTCATTGTCTGTGCCGAACAGTTGAATATTTAGAGATTTGCTGTTGATTAACTCAAACCTGTTTTTTTCTGCGCATAAAATTGAAGCCTTCATGTTGTTTGTATTTGTTCCCTGCGATTAAACCAATAATCACAGAGAGTTAAGGAATGTTATATTAATTCCTTTGTTTCTTTTTGCTGTTTTTAACAATTGGAGACTGTTTGTCCTCCTCCTCTATATTTTCCGCAACCTTTGCAGTTGCTATAGGTTTCGGATATAATCGATTTTCAATATCGTCTGGCAATTTATCAAATAATTTTATACAGTCGGGATTTGTACGTAAATGATATAATGCCCCTTCTTCTGTCAAGTTAAAATTCGACATCGTTAGTGATGCATCGCTATTTACAACATCACGAAGTAATGCGCCTGCCCTTAACTTATATTCTAATGTTCTCATATCTGTAATATTTTTAATATTTATTAACTCAATGTATGCGTCACATATACAATTATTGCAACCGCCTACATTCCTATTTAAAAAGAAGAGAGAAAGCTCTTTAACCTCTTCTTTTAAAGTTAAGTTGGTTGCAAGCTCCTTCATCAACATATCTATGCTTGCATAAATGGACTTGGTAGCCTGCAACTTTCTTAATCGTTCAATCATATCTGTTTATAATTAACCTTGTGGAGGTGTAACGGTGTATAATCCTGCTAAAGCTGTCTCTGTTCCCGCTAAATCAGTTATAAAATAAGACAAAGGCAATTGACCCTCTTTGCTATTATCATCGCTTGCCAATTTTGCTGTAAATACTACGTTATCTGCAAAATCAGTTGTAAACGCATTCTCGCTTAATTTTAAACCACTATCCCAGTCATATACCTCATACTTTGTGTTACCACTAGCTCCTGTAGCTCTATTTTCAACAATTGCCACAACACGTGCGTTGGTTAGCGAATTGATGAAATTTTTGCTTGTTTGGTCCTTTATAAATATTCTCAAAGTTACCGCATGGTCGTATGAATCAATATACGTGCCTTTAGCAAAGGTTGCTTCTCCTGTTGTTGCCTTGTCAATTGATTCAAACAAGTAAGCAAGTTTATCTGCTGCCAACACTAAAGAGGTGCATACACCTGATGAAACAGTGCTTGATGCTTTATCGATGTCGTCGTAATTCATAAGCACAACCTTCGTGCCTGTTCCTGATGTTGCCATCTTGCCGCATTCTGCTGCGGTTAATCCTGCTGCTATTTTTGCGCAATCCATTTTTTTTGTCCTTTCTTTTTTTTAAAATTCGTGTACAGAATTTTGAGTTCCGCACACGAATTATTTGGTTATTATATTGCTACTACAAACATTTTTGGGTTCAACAATTTAGCATCAGCTTTGCCCATTAATTCAATCTTAACACGTCTGGAGTCAAGGTCATGACGAACATTTGCATCAGAGAAAGAGGCGACGCTGTCTAATCCTACGGCTAAAAAGTCCTTATGTGTATATACGGCTCTGTGAGGGTTAACCAATTTAACTCCATTATTATAGTAAGATAATATTATTTTATCCCATATAGGAAGTGGAATCAAAGGTATGCCGTTAAAGGTCAATGTTTTCTGGCCGTTTATTAGATTGGAGTACAAGCCATCGAGCGACAATCCTTGCAATGATTTTGAATAACCATCGTAGAATGATTGTGTGCAAAGAATAAACGAGTCAGCCTTTGAACGCAAAGTAATGTCAGCTCCATAGACCATTGATTCTAAATAGCCTTGCACGTTTGTCTTTACAAGTGCTTGTGCGGAATAACTAACTCCTGCATTTTCTGTAATGGTTACTCTTTGAGCTGAATTAGCGGTGTATTGAGTTTCTATTTGTTTAAAGAACCCATTAAGTATTGTAAAATAACCAGCATTTACGCCCGGAGTGATAGTGCCACCCGAATAAATGGTTATTTTATTACTTGTGTCTTTGCTATAGTAGATAGTACCAGCTGCTGCATTACCCTCTGCTGCTGCTGCTGCTAAATAGACAATTGTCTTATTTGCTAGTGAACATTTAACTGCTCCTTCTGTTGATGAGGTTACACCAGCATAAACAGTGCCCACAATTGCTTGCCCTGTTGTTTGTTCAGTGGCTGCTGCTGTTGGTAATTCTTCTACGATAGTGTTTGTTGCTTCTGTGTCGCTAAACCACAATAAACGGATGATAAAGTCCTTAACACTATTTGCTAAAACCTCTAACACAAGATTTACATAATCAGATCCGGTAAAATCTTCTATTGCTATACCTGTTTTAAGAGAGTAAACACCTGCTGTAGCTTCTATATCTTTGAAGCATTCGGCTATATATATCTCCCATCCCTTTGGCTCCCATGTAATTTTGCGTGTTCCGATATTATACGCTTGAGGTGTAGGGTCGCAGCCTTGATTAGCAACTCCGACTAGTCCACCGGCTCCAACAAAGCCAATTTCCTTGTCGTACACAATACCTTCGTACACTGTATGCAGTGCCTCAAGTTCTGGACTTTTTACTATCTCGTCATATAGTAACTCTTTCACCGAACGTATTTGTTCGTCGGTAAAAGTAAAATTTGAAAAATTTAAAATCGTTGCCATTAATTTTGCTCCTTTCTGCCCATCATTTGAGCTCTTTTGTTTTTAATTTCTGTCTTAAAATCGTCGTAACTGTTTGCTGTAGGACTCTTTCTATTTACCTGTCTAACGGCAGGCTTGTAGTTCGATTCTACATTTCTTTTCAGTTCTTCAATAATCGAAACTGCTTCATTAAGTGAAGCTGTTAATTTTGCATTAGTAGCGATTAAATTAGCAACTTCTTCTTCTGTTTCTGAAGAAGCTTCT